AACAAAAAGTAAGACCATCAGGGAAATGGTGGAGTTACTATTCCTCGCCACCCTTAGACGAGGTATGAGAGACGTGATTTAGACACCCTAGAGGTCTCGGTTTACGGGGTGTTGCGTAACTAAAACTCAAAGGTTCGTTACATTTGTTTACCTATTTATTGTACCAGAGGTGCGGTTTTCCGTCAACCTCTAAATTAGAGTATTTGTACTCATTTAAACTGGTTCATACCAGTGCCAGACATCCAACCGTAACCATTGTCACCACCTTGGAAGTTCTCAGAACCACCAATAGGATCACGCTGGATCGCAGTACCGTTTGAAGCGGTTGCGATTTCATACATCTTCTGGTGAATGTCAGAAGGTTCTTGACCAGAAACTTCATCAGCAATTTGCTGATCTGCTACTGCTGCATCATATGCTTCTTTATACTCCATCTGCTTCTCAGACAGAATAGGAGAAGAGAACCAAGGATCTTCTGGAAGGTAATCAGGAGCAGGAACACCAGTGTAATACTGGTCTTCATAGTCCAAACCATCTTCTTCAAATTCCTTACAATCAACAACCTCTTCGTCGATTGCACATTCAACACCCCAAGTTCCAGATGCTTCGGGAGAGAAAAATACTTGACTTAGTGTTTCCTTGATTTTTTTAATCATGTTTGCCAGTGATGATGAAAGAAGTTTCCTTTACGGTCGCACATCGGATCTTCCGATGCTACGCGATATCTTAGCATACTTTGTCCCTTGAAGTCTGTCCTATCACCAATAATGCTGTACGCTGCCAGCATTTTTGTATTGTCTTTGAGACGAGAAATCAGAGAGGGTGATGCTGTTGGTGCTTTTCTCCATAGACCTTCGTACTGCCCAGGGGACCAAACCACTTTGGATACACTATTAGGATACTTAGGAGATCTTACACGGTTAATAATTGACACTGCAACGCAGTACTCATCCATAGTATTCGGTGCCGCTTCGACAGATACTGCCTTAGCAAGATGAGTATAGTCTGCTGGGGTCAGTGCCAAAAGAGTTTCAAGGATCATAACAAATGCCCACAACGTTTGAGTATAGCACACTTTAGTGCTTTCGCACAGTGCCTTTAAGACCCGCTTCCTTCAAATACTTTCTTGCCCCTGCTTGAGTGTCAAAGACTTTAGAAAATCTTTTGTCAGGAGACCAGGTAGTATGGGAAACCAAATACTCAATCACTTTATCTTCAGTGCGACGAGTTGCAACCCACCTACTTGTGTTGTTGGGATCTTTTGACATGACCAAATTAAATTCTTCAATACTATGTATAAAAAAAGAGGGGGATTGCTCCCCCTCTCTAGATCACCAAATGCCAGGAATGATTTGTCCTGTTGTTGCATATGATCCCATGGCAGCGATCACTCCGATCATTGCTGCCCATCCGTTGATGCGTTCTGCTTTTTCAGTCATTTGAGTTCTCCTGTGTTTTGTTAATAATGATGACACGTTTGCCATCGTGTGTAAATTGTAGTTCATCGTCAGGATCCCACAGTAGCTCTTCATACAAATCGTCGAGCTTCTGGATGTCCTCCCAAAGGGCATCGGGATTAGGCATCACTTACTCCTGAGATACTTCAGGACAGTCTGTGGGTCAGAAACCATATAAGGATCCTGATAACAATTACCGATCTTACCTTCTTCAACGAAAGTCATTTCAATTTCGCATTGATCAACAACCATTGCGTATCGCCAAGAACGGAAACCAAATCCAAGATTGGATTTAGATACTGACATTCCCATAGCGTGAGTAAACTCACCATTACCATCGGGAATAGATTTTACTTTTTTGATGTTCTGTTCGTCAAACCAAGCATTCATTACGAAACTATCATTGACTGAGAGGCAGTATACCTCGTCAATCATCTGCTCACGAATTTCATCGTATGCTTCCTCATAAGCAGGAAGTTGAAATACGGAACACGTTGGAGTAAATGCTCCAGGTAGCGAAAAGATTAATACTCGTTTGTTGCGAAACAACTCGATACTATTAACGTCTTTCCAAGCGCCACCATCTCGAAACTTCCAAGTGACTTCAGGAACCATTGCCATAATTTATTCAGAGAATTCCAAAGAACAGTTTACCAGTAAATGCGTAAGAAATCAAGGCTGCTACGAAACCCATCATCGCGGTGCGACCATTAAGTTTCTCAGCACGCTCTGCATAAGTCTCATAACCATAGCGTTCTGCTTCAGTTTTGTCAACGTACATTTGCGGTTCTTTGGCAAACATATTCTGTTGCCCAAATTCATTCGTAGTTACAGTCATAATAGTATGTGAAGAACTGTTACATTATATATGTTTTCTTTACATTTTGTCAAGCTGTTGTTTGATGATCAAAACTTATGCATAAAAAAAGGACCCGTAATGGGTCCTCATGAATGGGTCAAATTGACTCCACCACTCTGTTTTTATTTTAGAGAACGGAGAAACTCTTTCTACATATGAGCGACTGTCATCCAGTCAAAAACCATCTAGTTTAAAGTCTATTGGCAAAGACTAGGAGAACGTGATCACATCATTACCCACATTCAAATCGACAGGTTGCCCTGCAACAATGTTGTAATCAGGATCATAATCCATTACACGATCAATACCATCTAGTTTGAATGACATACTAGAACGACCGATTTGTTTTTCGATTGCCTTCATACCTTGATAATGACGCCAAATTTCACCTTGAGTACTGGCATCTACATTACTATCCATAGCGTCTTTGACGCATTCTTTAAGTGCTTCTAGTGCTTTTTGATAAACGGTCATGATGATACGGTGTCTTTAATGTAACAAGGAACGCGGTCGGGATCCAACCACTTGGTGTACTCGAAATCTTCCATAGCAGTCAGAAGTTGCATCTGATTGTCTAGAAGATACATGTCTGAGTAACGTTTAGTGTACTCATTTGCTTTCTGAATTCGGTAGTCGGGATACCCGTTTTCGAGTACCCCAACAGAGACATACCGATAAGGAAAACGTTCAAGAAGAACTTTCACTTGGTTCATAATAAAAGAGGTCCTGTTCAAGTTTAGTCAAGAGGATATCATAATCCTCATCTACATCACCATAGAAATCGACACCTTTCTCCTCATAGAATTTCAGTACTTGATTATAAATGATAGGATACTCGATGTCAAGTGTTACTTGTCGATCAACGGCATCTGTAAGGACATCGATGACGGACGAGAACTTTTGTGCTGTAGTCATATGTTTACTAGCAATGGACCGTATGCCCCGAAGGGCAACGAGTCAGGCAGGATTTGAACCTGCGACCAACTGCTTAGAAGGCAGTTGCTCTATCCGCTGAGCTACTGACCCAAACGGCAGCAAGTTCGTCCCCTTCATCTGCAAGCTCAGCAAACTGATGCAAGTGATCAATCATCAGATCAAACATCGCGTCTTCAATTTCGTTGAACTCGTCGTTCATTGGAACTCCCTTGACTACCTTGTAATTATAACAGACTGCTCAGGGAGCGTCAACCGTCTGTGCCAGTTTTGAAGTAGTCCTTTCGCATGTACCTACCAAGAATGTTCGAGTTGTAAAATGCAGGTGTCCCATCTGACATCGCCTCCGTAAGTACATTATTGAGAAAAAGTTGTCGGGTCTCTTCAAAATTTGTGAGCCCCTTACTTTTATGTAGGCTTAAAATGTCTCGTTTGAAGACCAGATTTCCGAACCTCTTGCGGTCTTCAGTAAGTTCACGAGAGCTGCCGTAGTATTTTTTCCAGTCGCTTTCACTCTTAACTCGCCTACCACCACCTCTAGGTTTTCGTAATTGGTGAAAGTATTTGCGTCCGATGTATCTTTTACCTGTGAGTGTATTTGTAATGCAATAGACAAAACCGAAATGGTCGTCAATGTTCTCAGATAAAAAAGGGTATCCGTTAAAAATCCAGGGGTTTTCATAGTCAGTCTGTCCATCCGTCGTCATCGTGTATGTGTACTCGTCTCACATTATCACTATCTAGGTAAGCTTCAGTGTCCGAGTATACTTCTGCCTTAAGTTCGTTAAGAAGAAACTCAAGATCTTTTATAAGGATCTTGAGATTATTTTTATTCATTGTGAGTATTCTCCGATCATGTCTAGGACTTGGTTTAATGCGTGGTCATATCCCTCGCGAAACTCATGATCTTGGTGATCATATGCACCCTTGCCAAGTTCATGCTTAAGTTTAAGCACCCTGGCAAGGATGTCCACCTTATTCATTATACCCCTAGGCATTGTTGCAACTCCTTCCAATCTTTATCAAATGCTTCTAGACCCTTATCAGTCAAGACATGACTATACATCTTGTTAAAAACGGGAAGAGGCAAAGTACAAATATCAGCTCCCACTCTAAAAGCAGAGGATACTTGGTGAACTTCTCTGACAGATGCAGCAAGGACTTGAGTTTTAACTTGGTGTGTAGCGTAGACATCTGCAATTTCCTCAATCAATTTCGTACCGTCGAAGGATTGATCGAATACTCGTCCCACAAATGGTGAAACGAATGTTGCTCCTGCTTTAGCAGCAAGGATTGCTTGTGCTGATGAAAAAATCAATGTCACGTTAACCGTAACATCGTCGTGTGTCAGGTCTCTACAAGCTTTGAGACCTTCTACTGTGCATGGAACTTTGATTGTAATGTTTGGTCCGATGTCAATGTACTCTTCTGCCATGTCGAGCATCTCTTCTGCTGTATCTCCTACAACCTCAGCAGAAATAGAAGCATTCCAAGGAAAGATCTCTGAGATCTCCTTGATAACTTCTTTTGGATCTTGTCCCGCTTTTCTCATCAGAGAGGGGTTGGTGGTCACGCCGTCAATTAACCCCGTCTCAAATGCATTAGCAATGAGCTCGGCATCAGAGCAGTCCAGGAAGATTTTCATGGTACTCCTATGCAATTTCTTGTATTTAGGATAGCAAAAAAGGACCCGAATGGGTCCTTTGTTACGAAATCAAGACTTGATTCTCCAGTTTTTGTTGCTAAATGGTTTAAGATTAATCCACTTTGCATAATGTACTCCACGATAAGTCAAAAATCCAAAGACTTTATCTGGATCGTGTTTCTCAGGGTCAAATTCTGGAAGATCATA